GATTCTGAATCAGCAGTAAGTTCAACTGATGTTTTAGAACGTTTTATATTAGTTAATATAACTTTATCTGCTTGAATATCTTCTGTCCAACCATCAAGTATTTCTGTACTACTGTCATATAAAGGAGTAACTTCCTCTAAAGGATAGATACCAAGTTCTGCTAATGCACTCCAGTCATCTTTACTGTTATATAATCCAGATGTGTTCTTCCAATTTTTAGGTAAAACCCCTCTATAAACTACTACACCTTTTTCTACTATCGCTACATTTGACATTTTTTAAGCCTCAATTCTTGTTTAACTTTAGCAAAAGGTTTATCCCAGTTACCATAATCTTCCTGTCTTATTAATTTAACCGAATCATACCAAGCTGATTTACTACCTGGTACTGCCCAAGTAAAGTAAGCCATAATAGGTGCTATCACCCAAGTTTCTTTTCCCATAGCTGCTGATAAATGTGCTATTGATGTACAAGAAGTTATTACTAAATCCAAGTTAGCTATAGCCCCAGCAGTTTGTTCCCAATCTGTAAGATATTCTTCAAGGTCAGTTATGTTATATTTTGATACATCAGTATGAGATGAATCTGATAATTGTAAGGAATATAAATCAACTCCTTCTTGATTAACAGCATCATAAAATCCCTTAAATGGAAATCCTCTCATTTGTTCGTGTTCAAACTTTTGATTACCACCCCATCTAATACCAACTTTAAAACCATCTTTTTTAATAAGTTTAGAGAAGCGATTAACACATCTCACGTTTGGTGTTATATATGGTGAGCCATCTAAATCTTTATACTCACAACCTAGTAAATGTGCTAATGAGAACGAGGGTATATAGTAATCATGCCAAATACCTTTTAATATATCTGCTTGTGCTACTGCTGATACTCCGTTAATTCGTGCAAATAATGAAGCTAGTTCAGGTTGACAAGCAACAATGACTTTAGCTCCTTTAGCGACAAGTTGTTTAACGAAACGAACATTAATAATCTCATCACCAAAACCACCTTCCATATAGATAAGAACAAATTTATTATTTAAATCTTCTTTGCCATTCCATCTAATTGATACCATACCACCTAAATCATTTTCATTTCCCCACGCATTTAAAGAACGACCTCTTTCTATTAAAGCTAAACCTTTTTTTAGTTCACCTTTTGCAAGATAGAACCAACCTCTATTGAAAGCTGCTCTATTACATTCTGGTTCTTCTTTTTCTAATTCTTTGACAACTTTCCAAGCCTGTTCGTTTTTACCTTGTACTGCTAACATTAATTGATAATCAAGTTTACTGTTTTCTTTTGCTAATTGTTCTGCTTTTTCCATATTACCATTAGTTCTATTCATAATAGTGTCTACCATAGACATGCGTACTTTACCTATAGGTTTTTGCAAATTTACTTCCATGCTACTAATGCTAGTCCAGTTAAAGTGACATCAGTAAATCCAGTTTCAGTACCAATCTGTGTAAAACTGCTTACATTTCCAAGCCCACTAGTACCAGTACCAGAGTAATAAATACCACCATCTGTTTTCATAACAACTAACCAATCATGATTAGCCCCAGTTGGTAAAGTATGAGCCCAATCAGTACCAGAACCAACTTGTACTGGAGAAGTTCTTGATGTGGTATTTCCATGTCCAAGTTGCCCAATATAATTTTCACCCCATGTCCATAAAGTATTATCTGTTTTTATAGCCATAGCAGCACCCCCTATGTTTCCAGCTTCTAACCAATCAGTTAAAGCCCCAACTTGTACTGGTGAAGTTCTTTGCGTAGTATCTCCTAATCCTAAAACTCCAGAATTATTCCTACCCCAACCCCATAAAGTACCATCTGATTTTACTACATTACGATTACTACCACCTTGTCCAGGCGATTCTGTATTTTGCCAAGTTTCTAAACTACCTAGTTGAGTTATTGTTGACTTATTGTCAGTAGCATCACCTAACCCAGATTGTCCATAATTATTTTGTAAACCTACCCATCTCTGTCCTGTGGTTATTGTTCTACCAACTGATGCAGACCTACCCATCATTAAAAATTGTTGTACTGCCATATTATTCTCCTACTTAGAATCTAAACTCATTGCTTGTCCATGCCAAATAGTTCCACCATCTATTGTGGCAAATACTAAAAGGTCTACTCCTGCTGCTGTCAATGTAGGTGCTGTTCCTGCTTCCCAATCTACTGAAGCTGGCCAATTAACAGTCTGACTTCCACCATTAGTCATCACAAAAGAGAACATACATAATTCATCTGATGCTGTAGGATTATTAAAAGTAAAAGTTGTGGTTGAAGTATCTACAGTTCCAGATACAGAATTACCAAGTGTTAAATCTATTATTTGAGTTCCACCACCTATTGAACCTATTGCATTAGTTGTGTAACCAATATCTTTAAGATTAATATCTATTAATGTATTTCCTGCTGTTATCCCTGCTGCTGTTCCACTAGTATTCTGATTACCTGCTGCATCTACACCTGGTAAATTTATAGCTGCTGAACCATCAAAACTTACACCACCAATATTTCTAGCTGTAGTTAAAGTTGCTGCTGATGTTGCTGTTGCTGCATTTCCAGTAGTTGAACCTGATGTGCCTGAAGTATTACCTGTTACATTACCTGTAATATTTCCTGCGAAAGTTCCTGACAATACATCTGTACTAGCATTAAAAGTTAAACCTGCTGCTGACTTAGGACCTAAATCTCCAGTAGCTGCCGTAACAAATAAAGGAAAGCATGTTGTGTCGGTGCTTTCATCTGCTATTGTAATTACTGTTGGTGTTGCTGCTGATGCTGTTGCCCATTCAACACCTGTTGCTTGTCCTGAAGCTGCTGTTAATACTTGTCCGTTACTACCTATTGATAACATCTGTGGATTACCAGTACCATCACCAATTAAAATCTTTCCTTTAGTAGCCATATCAACTGATGTAACTGCACCTGTGCCATTACCAATCAATACACCATTAGCTGTTAAAGTTGTTGCACCTGTACCACCACTTCCTACTACTAGGGTTGCTGATAGTCCTGCTGCATTTCCTGTTGTGCTTCCTGAAGTACCTGATGTGTTTCCAGTAACATTTCCTGTAAGTGGTCCACTAAATGCAGTCGCAGATAAAGTATCTGAACTCGAATTAAAAGTTAAACCTGAAGCAGACTTCGGTGCTAAATCTCCTGTTGCTGCTGTTGTAAATAATGGGAAACAAGTTGTGTCTGTTGATTCATCTGCGATTGTAATCGTTGTAGGTACATAACTTGAAGATGCTTTAGAATCTAATTGTGTTTGTATGTTTGAAGATACAGTATCTAAGTAACCTGCTTCTGTTGAAGTTACTGCTGATATACTAACATCTCCACTACCATCTGACACTAACAGTCTTGATGCTGTTAAATTTTCCATTTTAGAAAAAGCTAAAGCTGCTGAAGCATTTACATCAGCATCTATAATTACGCCACTTCCAATTGCTGCCGTACCTGTTGTTCCTATAGATATATCTCCTGATATAACTACAGGATTAAAATTCGTTCCATCTGCTATTAAAGCTGCACCACTGGTATTAGTTGCCATAAACAGATCATCACCTGATATGGTTAAATCACCACCTATAGTAGCATCACTAGAAGTAGTTAATGTTCCAGAAGAAGTAAGGCTTGTTGCTGTAACTGCTGGTAGATTAGCTGCTAAATTTGTAACAGTTAATTTATAGTTTGCACCTGAATAAGCTATTGCAAAGACTGATGCACTATTAGGGGTTGTTGTTGCTGTTAAATCACTAAATTTTTGTGTTGCCATTTATTGTATTACCCATGTTGTGGTTGCCGTTGCTGGTACATCTTGCCAATCGTCAGGAGCTATTACTACTGCACCTTCTTGTTGAAGCAATAATCCGTTTTCTGTAGTTAATACATTTAAGTTATTTTCTGTTTCAAAATAACCACTAGATGTATTAGAAACTATAGTCCATGTAGTCATTAATATAATCCGTAATCAATTCTTGTTACTGGTGCTGTACCACTATGTCTATCTCTTTCATTTGATTCTATAATATCTTTTTTTGCTCTATCGTATAAGCCTGACCATACTTGTAATCTTTGGTCATTCATTAAATAGGGTTCTGCTTCTACTAATGCTCCATATAGATAAACATCAGGGTGGTGTGTAAGCATATCGTTTGTTGTATTTGAATCTGATAAAGCCGTAAAGGTTTTATAATAAGATATCTCAATCTCATAAACACCATCAGGTATAGGTCTAATTTGTATATCATTACCTTTGATTGAATAGGCTTTAGGTTTACCTGTGCTACTTCCAGCTTGTAATCTATCCATTATTTCAGGAGTTAGATATTGTAATGCTGTTTTAGGATCAGAATTTAATTTAATATTACGCATAGCTATATAATTATCAGGTAATGAATAGTATTCAGTATCTGGAATTGTATTAGCTGTAACCCTAGTTTCCATTCTTCTTATTTTAAAATCTCTTTTATGTCTTGTTTCTGCTAAAGAAATAAAGTCAGGAATAATATCTGTCAAATCTTCTCTGTTTAACCAAGAAGCTATAGATGTTTTTAATTCTGCATATGTTGTTATAGCCATTAAAATCTCCAAGCCATTGATGCTTTTATTTTTTTACCATTCTTTCCTTTACTAGCTTTTACTTTAATGCCACTCTTATTTTTATAACTTATTGATTTTTCATTTCTACCTAAACTTGCAGCATATTTACTTGTACCTGTATCATATTCTTCAGTTAATGTAGTATTTTTTATTAAATTACTTAATGTTCTTGCTTCATCTTCTCTAAAAGGATTGATATTAGAGTAACTTTTCTTTACACCATATTTTTTTTCTTTTTTAAATTCCATTGGCATTATATCACCCTACTCGTTGTTTTTAGATACCTGTAATCAGGACTGTTTAATAATCTTCTTACTGCTGGTGCATGATTCTTATCATATAAATCTACACCAAATTTATTTTTCCACTCATAGTAAATTGTAACAGGAATCCTTGCAGATAATCGAAGTTCATCTCTTATACTGTGGTCTTCCTGTTGCAATCTTTTGTTTTGGTCAAGTAACTTAGTTAGGTCTTCTGACCTATGTTGTATAGCACCTGTGCCATCAGCAGAATGAAAGTGAAACGTTTGTCCATCTCCCAATTTTCTACTCATTACTCACTTAACTCTTGAACGTATACAGTGGGAGTTCCACTGCCATGAATAGTAGCTAATTTCATACCACCATCTATTTTAAAGACAATAGATTCATCTCCTGCCATGTAAATAGAATTGGCAACAGTAGCTGTTGGACTTGCTGCAAACTCAATAAATACAGGACCAGTAGTTGTAACTCGTACATATTCAATACCAGAATCAAAAGCAGATGTTTGTGCTGATGAGCCACTAGTAGTTCTTGTGTGATTGTTGATTACTCTGTAACCACCTAGCCAATTACTCATATTTATCTCCTAATCCAAAATGTTATTTCAGCTAATATTGCATTTGTAGATGCACCATCAGTAATCATTTCGATTGTTCCACCTTCTTCAACATTGTTAAGTGCTGTAGGAACAGATGAAAACGTAGTTCCGTTTACAGAACCAGTATGTGTGAATGAAATCCCACCACCAGTTACAACAGTACCACCGATTTCAAAGGATAATACAGCAGGTGCTGTAGCAATAGTGCCTCTACCCATAGCTGTAATCTTTATAATTCTTCCACCATCTGGAACAACTACAAAAGAACTAGCAGCTGTAGAAAGTGTAGCTATTTCGCCTTTTAAAAAATAATCATTTAATGTTCTCATTAAATTTCTCCAATATTAATAACCTCGTTCCGAAGCGATACTTTCTTCAAGGTCATCATTAATGTATCTGGGTGGGGGAGTAAAAACAAAGGAGTTAAAAGCTCCCCCTTTACTAACTATGAGGAAAGTAAAATTTTATTAGCTGGTTGTGCAATCTGCAATTTTAGCTGAAGCAGCTTCGTTTTTAGCAACGAGAGTATACTCACATAATAATTGTTTGATTTCAGCATCACCAGTTTTAGCTAAGTCTTGAACTGTGAAAGGTCTTAACGTATTCATAGACCACATTTCTGTGTCCACTATCATAGTTGTTCTTCCTCCACTTCTTAAAACTCTGTCAGCTACTACTTTAACTTCACCGAAGTCAGAAACATAAACATCGATAGTCGCAACTAAGCTTTTATCTTCTGCCATGTCCATACGAGTAGAGTTTCCAGTGAAACCTGATACTTTTTGTTTGTTGAATGAACCAACAATCATTAAGTTAGGATCTCCACCTTCATCGTAACAAGATTTAAGACTTGATTTAACTAATGCTTCAGTTAAAACTCTTTGAGTTCCATCTGTTACAGCACCAGTTGTACTATGTGTAGAACCACCAGCTCCATGAGAGTCGTTAGTATTACACCAAGCTTCAAATCCACGAAGTCTACGGCCTGTGCCTGATGAACCAACAGTTGCTACATTAACACCTGTTAAATCAAACTCCATGTCTCTTTTTAGTTCTTTACCAGCTTTAGCTATTTGATAAGCCATCTCTGATGTCATTCCAGCTTTGTTGATAACTTCTTGAGTACCAGTAACTACAATAGGTTTCGTAGAAATCTGAGTATAGTTAAGTAGTTTAGTAGTTGCAACTAAAGCCCTTGAAGGAGCGTTGTCGCCCTCCATTACTACGTTTGTAGCTGCTGCTACTAACGAGTCTGTTTGCCATTCATGTAATGTACTAGAAGCTGAACCAGTTCCAATAGAAGACATAAAATGGGTGTCTGTTGGTGAGATGTTGTAAATAACATTCGCCAAGTCTTCTCGTCTATCACTAGAGTCGAAGGTTTCATACGCATTTGTATAAATTGCCATTTTTGATTACCTTTATAAAAAAGTTATAGTATTAGACTATCTAGTCAAAAGACTTTCAATGAGGCTTGAAGCATCACTTATATGTCCAGACCTTTTTAGTCTTGCTCTTTTTGCCTTAAGCTTATCACTAGATATTTCTTCTCTACTTGCTGGAGAACCAGGTTTTTGAACTCTAGGAATAACTTTTGATTTCTTTCCAGAAATCTTAGCTGATAAAAGATTTTCATACAACATAGCTTTATGAAGAACATCTACAGACCTTGCATCGATTAAGCTATTAACTTCCTGTTCAGAAAATCCTTTTTTGACTGCAAAACTTTTTATATTTTGTTTAAGTTTTGGGCCTTTATCAGGGTCATTCCATTCAGGTAGTCTTTGAGCCATAACCTGTTGCTGTCTAGCGAGTTCTTCTTGCCATTTAACTTGGTGCTCTTGTTGTGATTTGTATTGGAGATTTTCTTGTTCTTCCGATACCATTCTTTTATTTTCCTGAAGTTCTCTATACTGGTCACGCTTAAGCATGTATTCAGTTGGATCTTCTTCCTTGAGTTTAGTCCAGTCGGTAGATGAAAGCTCAGTAATCTGAGAATCTGCCTGTGAATTAAATTGTTCAAGTTGTGATAAGTAACGCTGTCTTTCTTGTTGAGTGGCAGCTAATTCTTCATCAGCTTTCTGCCTTTGTTCGGACAATACTTGACTTTTTCTTGTGTAATCAGCGTGTCTACTGTAACCAGCTAAAAGTTCTTCTTGGGTGACTTCAACATCTTTACCATCAACTTTGACAGTGTATGTATCAAGTTCCTCGTTTCCTTCTACTTGGTCTTGGTCTACTAAGTCTTCAACAGATAATTCGTTAGAATTACTTGCTTCGACTTCAACTGATTCGGACTCCATGTCCTGTGCAGAAACTTCTTCCGTTATTTCTGTTTCTACTTGGTCTTCTGGAATTTGTTCTTCACGAGTTTCCATTAAACCTTGTAGTGCTTCCTGAGCCGATTTCACATCTTTAACAGGTGTGCCACCGAATCTAGAATCTTGTGTAGGGATATCATCTTTTGCCATGATTATTTACCTCCCTTTAAATCGTTTTCAACTATTTTGCCATTCTCCATAGTGTTCACAAGTACATTTTGTGCTGTGAGTACACCACGAAGTGAGAAATATAAAGATTCTCTTTTACTAGATTCTTCTATCTCTGTTCTAATCCATTGTTGAAATATATCGTTTTGGATTACTTCATAAGATTTTATTAATAAAGGGTCTTTAAGCAACCTTTCGGCATCTTGCCCTTCCTTTATTTGATTATCTTTGTCTGCCATTGTCTTCTCCTATTTGGTTGATTCTATCCACAAAGTCTGTGGTTATAGTTTTTCTCCCAGCGAGATAACCCTGAATATCATTCCTAGGAATAGATGTCTTCAAGCATACCTCATTAATTGAAAGTCGATATTTCAACATTAGTTGTTGTAATTCTGTTTTTGTCAGTTCTGACTTTATATCAAACTTAGACAAATTATTTCTTCTTTTTATTGTTTTTAATTGGTGGTCTTCCTTTTTTGTTTCCGTAAGTACCTTTTCCTTTTGGCATTATAAGAACCTTAATATTGCGTGAAACTTATCGCTTAACATAACGAAAACAACAATAGCTCCATACGTTATATATTTAAATCTAAATACTTCTACCTTGACATCTCTTATATCTGTTTCTATATGAGCTAAATGATTATTCTTAATAATTCTAATATCATTTTTAATTAATTCTATTTCTAAGTTAAGTTCGTTTAAGTCTTTCATGCTAAAGGCAACCTCTTTCGTTTAGGATAAATCTCTACAGCTTTTTTTACAGCTACTTTTTGTTTATCCCCTTCTCTAGTTAAGTTCTTAATTTTCTTAGAAACTAATTTATTTCTCTCAATTCTTCCATATCCAGAATGTGTAGGGAATCCCATTAGCTTGGTCCTATTCCTATAGGTCTGTTTTGTACGGACTCTAAAGCAAGTTCTTGTTCATTAAGTTCTAGTTGTGATTTCTTAATTTGTAACTCTTGTTGTTTAAGAGCAAGATTAATTACAGCTTCTTCTTGTTTAAGTTTTAACTCTTGAGTTTTAAGTTGAGTTTCAATTTGTAGTTCTTGAGCTTGTAATTGTAGTTTTTGTAATTCTACTTGAGCTTTTTGTTGGGCTACTTTTTCTTCAAGTGTTGGTTCTGGTGGTGGTTTAGGTGGCATCGTTTCAGGATTAGATATAAACTGATCTGAATTTTTATATCCTGATTGAGCTATAAACTCACTTACTGCATTATATATATTCTGTGGAGTAACTAATGAACCCATTCCTCCATTTTGAACTAAACCTTGTATTATTTGCATAATAGAACCCATAGTTTGAGTCTTAGCTGATTGACTACCACTACCGACTCCAACATTAATAGTACAATTTAATTTTTCTTTCCACTTGGAAACATCTATGGGTACAAACTTACCATTAAGATAAGCTATTTTCTTTCTATCTTCATATCTTTGCACTAGGGCGTATATGCTCCTAAATAGGTCCTTAATGCCTGTTTCTGCAAACATACGTGCTATGAGCTCAATCCTTTGCATAGAGGACTCTGTCGCTGCTGATATTGCCCCTGAAGTCACATGTGAGTTAAGTACATCTGGATTTAATCCTTGAGTCATCTTAGATACACCACTTCTTTCTTCTCTAATACCATCTAGGTATTGAACCATTTGGAAAGCATAAGGTTGTATTTGAGGAGTAGGTAAAGCTGTAACAGCACCTGGTGATCTCATTCTTACTATACCACCTGGTTTAGAAGATAATAAATCATCAAGTTCTACTTGTCCTGCTAAGACTGCATATCTTGCATTGTTAGTTAAATACATATTATCAAGAAGATTTCTCATGATAGTAGATTTAATTAACTGTATATCTTGTACTGTATCTGCAATACTCATTCCATGAAACTTATGAGGTATTGGTAGTGGGCATATAGTAGAGAAAGGAATTGAATCTATTTCCTCGTTATCTAAAATAACATCTCCACCCTTTGTAATCTTTCTTAATTCTGCAATGCCATCACCATCGTAATCGATGTGCATGTAACATTCTTCAATCCAAACTTTTCTTGATGCTCCTTTACCCTCTTCTGCTGGAACTGAATCTTCATCAAAGCCAAATCTAGCTTGTCTTTCTTCATTCCATTCTGCATTGTTGTGGGTATAGGTAGGTAAATCTTCTACAATGCTTTTAGAATATCCTTCTAAAATTAAATCACTAACAGATTTTTTAACTCTATGACATACAAAACTAGCATCTTCAATAGAAATTGCTCTTCTTGATACTAAAAATTCTTCTGGTGGAACGGATAAAACTCTTACCTGTCCATCTATAGTTACTTTTTTAACCTTAACATCATGCTCAACAACCTTTGGACTAACTAAAGTTCCATAGTCATCTACCTGTTGTTTCATAACAATAGTTTCTGTATGCTCTATGACTTCTAAGTCATCATTTACTAGGATTGATTGATACTCAATCTCAGTTAGGTTCGTGTACGTTTCAGTAGAAACCTCTTTTTTTTCTTCCCAGAAATGTTTAATGACTCCAGTCTTACTTATCAAAGCATCTTTAAATACATCATACAAGACTTTAAATCCATTATTTTGTTTATTAAAAACATAGTTAACATAATCAGTTGCTTGTTGAGCCATTTCGACATCTTCAGGCCCTTGAGGTTCAAATTCAGCTACATTATTATGAGTAGTAAATATACGCATAAGACTAGGCATAATGTATTCAATAGTATCTCTTACATCAGTTGTAACGATTTCACTACGACCTTCTATTTCATTACCAAAAGGTTCTCCAAGATAATACTTCATAGCTTCTTCTCTTTGAGCAGACAGTTCTGTATTGAAGTTTCCTGAAGCAGATTCTATTTCGTTACTTAATTGTGAAGCTAGTTCATCATCAGTCATTTTTTTGGTTTTAGCCATTTATTTTTTAACCTTGTAAAATCTATCTTTTAATCTTTGTGCTGCTGAAGTATCTTGTTTTACATTATATCCAGCTTTATTTAAATTTCTTCTTATATCATTATCTTTTAAATTACGAGAATTTAAGCCTTGTCCGTATTTTCTTTTACTAAGTGCATCACTTATTCTATTTTCTTTTCTTTCTGCGTGAGTTTCTTGTCTGGCTTTAATAAAAGCTTCCCTCTGTAAATATTTTTTATTAGCTCTTTCTTCTCTACTCATTCTATTCCATTCTTTATCAGAAATATTAAAATAGTTTTGTGCTAGTGTTCCCATAATTTTCTCCTATACTATGGCTACATCAGGGCCTAATCTACCCTTACTGTTCCATCGTGAATTTTTAGTTGTTGAATGTCTTAGGCTCAATGCAGCGTATCTTGTAGCCGACATTAAATCATCTTTAAGTTTAACTAGCTTTCCATCTTTACGATGATACATACGATACTCCTCAAACCAGTCATAAAGGGTATTAAATACTTTGAACTTTCCATGTTCCATTCGGTC